TATAAGACACAACTGAAAACCCTGCGGTTGTATTCGCAGAAATCTTATCCGCTGCTATTGTACCAGCCAAGGTTGCTGTTGATGCAACCCCATCAATCAATACAGAGCCAGACGTAGGAACCGCCCCCACACCAGCACTATTTGTCGCAGTGGGTTCGCCGCCAGCTTTCCAGTTCCACGCTACATAAGCATCGGTGTTTTTGTTAATATAAATTTGAGGTATTGCAGAGCCGTCAGCAATAGAAAAGCCATCAGAGTCAAATGTAATGTCTGTTGCGTAAGTATTTTCAGCAACAGTGGCGTTAGAATACAGACTGTTTCCACCGCCTCTCACCACATCAAACAAGTGGTGGTCATAAGCAGTAGTCCTATCTTTCAGCCAAACAAAATCTGGTGCGCTGCCAAACCCAACGCCAGTAATGCTTTGCGTTGCCCCTGTACCAGTATACAGCACAGTATTGAAATGCTCAGACCCATCCACAATTGAAGGCTCTGGAAGGTTGCTGGTACACAGCGCAAGATAGCCAGCCGGTGGTGCATACTTGAAGTCACCCTTGCCGTTGGCATCTGTGTTGCCGCCAGCGGTGGTGTAGCCAGCGAAGGTGCTGTCTTGACCGAAGTTGGCTGTAAACTTTGGTTCAGTGCCGCCTGTTCCTTTAACTCCAGCACAATAAGGCAAATAACCAGTTCCTGTGGCTGCCGTTCCATCTGACGGATTTGTAGGGTCTTCACCAGCCCCAAACGTGCCATCCTTGCCAAAATACATTCTTTGATTGTCTGCATCAAATGCAAGATTTATTATGTCGCCTGTTGCAAATGTAAAAGTATTTGACGCAACTTTTACAACATTTGTATCTTCATCAATAATTCCAAGCCAAGAAATTGAAGTTGAAGGTTCTGATGTTGCTTCACATTCCCAATACCATTTTCCTGTTGTTGGAAGCTGAAAAGTAGCGGCAATACCAGATTGAACCTCATTGCCAGTATTTCCATTCCAACGTAAATTTCCCTCTGATGTGGTTCCTGTTTGACCCCAATTTTCAGTGCTTTGGTATATCCAAATTGGATTCCAAGTAGGAAAGTTATTCGCCGGACTGTCAAACAAGCTATCACGATAGTCGAGATTGTTAGGTGTCCAGTGGTTGCCTTGACCAGATACGTCCTTCCAGAAGGCTGCTTCTCTGGTGTCGGCAAATGCCATATAGATGTAGTTTTTACCAGTTTGATTTATGTTTACTAAGTCACTTTTTATCTGGAACCCATCTGACAAGAAATCTACATCTCTTGACCCGACATATTCGTCATCAGGTTCATTTGCGTAGAAAAATTTATCAACCGGATTAACAGGGCTTCTAGTATTGTCCTGCATAATCCAACTACCAGTGCCATCACTTTTCTTGAACATAACGAAAGCAGGGGCAAACCCTGTCGTCACTGTCGGCCCTGTTGTAGAGCCATTGCCGCTGTAGCTGCCGAAGGATGAGTAGCCAGCCACCTCTGCGAAACAGTAGGCTATGTAATCCTCGCCGCTTCCATTTACAGTTGTAAAACTTCCTACACTAAAAACTTCATTTGTCGGGTCTGTATTACCCCAATAACTGGCTGGGCCTTGCTCATCCAACGCTGTATCAAGGTCTAAAGTCTTATCGTTACCTAATGACGAATGATACACTCGCCAATTTCTAGCGTTATCTCTGCTTTTAACAATAATCATATCAGGTTGAACGCCTAATGAATGACCAATCGTAGCCCCAGACGTACCATTTCCAGTATAGGCTGCTATGCTAAAACCATAGCTAGGATTAGCCTTCACCGAACTGGTGATTGACCCATCAGTATTTGCTTCAAAAACTTGAACATTGTCAATGATGCGTGTTGAGCTATTTGGAATATCAAACCGGATGCTAGTCGTTGTTGTTGTTGCAGTGAACAGAAGGGGTGCTGTGCCGTCACTGTCAGAAGAAGCAATTTGTGTACCTGTTGGACTGGTAGCGTGAACAAACACAAAGTCAGCAGATTGATAGTTGCTGTAAGTAATAGCGTAAGTCTGACCAATCACAGTTGTAATTAATTGATAAACATATGCACCCGAAGAGGAGTATGTTGCAGACAAACGCCCATCAGAATTGACTGATGCGCTACAGTTATTTGCTGTCCAGCTATTGGTTCCATCGGAAAAGTCACCATTCGTGACAAGGTTAGTAACTGTGCCAGCATCCCAAGCCCAAGCTACAAAGGTTTTGCTTGATTGGTTTTCACCCGCTGTAGAACCAACAGTAAACCCATCAGCGTCAAAAGATGTAAGACCTTCGGAACGTGTGCTTTCAGCAAGAGTGGCATTTGAAACCAATCCTTCAGTGGCACCTCTAACAGTATCATACAAGTGACTACTATAGGCTTCGCTTCTTGACTTAATCCAAACAAAGTCTGGCTCAAAGCCCAACCCGCTGATGCTTTGCGTAGCCCCTGTGCCTGTATAGGTAACTGTATTGAACCCCTCAGACACAACGTCATCTTGGAAAGTAAGTCTAAAACCATTTGTACCGTATGTGCCAGCGTAGTCTTTAGCTTTCCAGTAGCCGTCAACAGTTTCACCAAAGTCGTCAGGTGTTAATTGTTGTCCATCAATGCTATAAAAATCAGCCAGATAACCATCATAGTAGCGGTCATCAACATAGTTTCTTTTACCCATATAATGAGTGCTAGTGCTGTTAACCGCTGTGCTGAAATTTTGACTACTCATATCGTATGTGCTAAAATCAGTTACTTGTGAACCGTTAACATATACCTTTAAACGATTTGCCGCAGTTCCGTCAGTAGTGTCAAAAGCAATAACAATATGATACCAAGCACTAACATCCCTAAAAACTTGTGTTGTTTTTACTTGCTCAATAGTTCCACCAGTATTCATATAAACATGAAGGAAATCGTCGTTAATTATTACTTCAAATCTATCTGTGCTAGAGTTTCCCGCAGAAAAGGGGTCTTGTATAGAGCCTAAATTTCCACGCTTCATCCAGAAACTAAGAGTAAATTTCTGACGGTTGCCAGCAGCAGCCGGTGTCCAGCTTAGATACTGGGTTTCGTCATCGTTAAACTTTAGGGATTGCTGTCCACCAGCCGCAGCAGCAGCAGTAGTCGATCCACTAGAAAATAACAAAGGAGTTGATCCAAAAGGTCCAGACATAAAGTATCCTTAATTAAGCAAATGCAAGTAAAGGTAGGCCAAGTAAAATGCTACCAGTAGCTGAAACAATGTACGGAATTACATCAGTGCCACTGGCTGATAAAGTAATATCAGCAGCACCCGCAGTTTTGTACTCACTTTCAAGTGATACCCCATAACCACCAGTTTGTGTAATCACAATAAATCCTGTTTGACCTAATTTTTCTGTAGTCGGGTTGGCTAATGTAATATCACCAGTTAAAGTCAATACAAAATTCTGATAGGTATCAAAGTCCAAAGTAGTGCTACCAGTAACACTTCCCACAGTTTGTGTGCTTGCTGTTACGGAGCCTGTAACATCCACTATACCAGTGATATTCATTCCAGTTGCAGTAATTTCTACTACATCAGTACCACTATCCTGTATCTTGATGCTACCAGTACCCGTAGCATTATCAATAATACTGTCAGTACCATCGTGATACACATACAAGTCATCACCAGCACCAAAAACGAGTGTGTCATCTGTACCTGCTGTAGTACTATCGCCAAACTTAATATTAAATGTGTCAACATCTAAATCACCACCAAGTTGTGGTGTTGTATCTGCAGCTACACTAGCTAGACCAGAAGCAGGTAATGTATCAAAAGAAAGTGTACCAGCACCGTCTGTTTTAAGATACTGACCTGTTGTACCGTCTGCTTGTGGGTAATTAATACCATCTAAGACTACAGAACCAGTACCATTTGGTGTGACATTAACATTACCATTAGTATCTGTTGAGGTAATTGCATTACCATTAATATTAATATTGTCAACTTGTAATTCTGTTACAGCACTATTAGTACCTATAGTGACACCATCAATAGTACCACCGTCAATATCAATGCCTGTTGTAGTTAGTGTACTAAATGTACCTGCTGCTGCAGAGTTAGCACCGATAACTGTACCATCAATTTCACCACCAGCAATATCTACTTTAGTGATATCAACTTCACCAGTACCATTAGGTGTTAGTACAATGTTATTGTTTGCACCATCCTGAATTACTATTGTACCTGACAGTGTACCAGAGTTTGTGTTTAGTGTCAAGTCCCCTAAACCATTTGTTGTGATTGTTGCATCAACATTTACATCACCAACACGTACTGTGTCAGCATCAAGCTGAACATCACCAGTACCATTAGGTGCTACAATAACTGCACCATTTGTGTCTGTGCTGCTGATTGTATTACCATTAAGATTAATATTACCTACATTAGCACCAGTACCATTCAGCTTCATGCGTTCTGCTGCTGTACCACCGGCTGACATTGTTTTAAACACAAGATCAAATTCTTCAGCAGTTGGAGTCAACCCAGAAGCAACAGATTCAATAACACTACCTGTTTCCAGATTACCTGCAGCAGTTTCAGTAGACAACTCAATGCCTGTACCTATACCTACAGCCGGTATACCTGCGCTTTGCGCTTGCAGTTTAAGTACATCAGTTACTGCATTTGTTGTAGCATTCTCTACATTAAGTAATACGCCCGTGTCAGCTACGTGTGTCAGGGTAACTTCTGCATCTGCACCCATGTTAACAATAGCACCGTCAGATGAAAGCGATACATCATCACCTACATCTAAGTCACCAAGCAGTGTTACGTCAGTATTAACGGATAGAGAATCTGTAATGCTTACACCTGTAGTAGTTACCTCTACACGTGTTGTACCACCTTGCTGTAGCTTTAAGTTACCAGTGCCATTGTCATTGATAAGACTATCTGATCCATCATGGTAAATCTGTAAATCGTCTGCAGCACCGAATAAAGCCTTATCTGTACCAAAGTCAATGTCTGTACCGCCTGTGCTGTTGCCAGCAGTAAGTACCTCGTCAAGAGCATCTTGCGTGGCTAGTTGAGTATCTACATATGCTTTAATGGATTGTTGTGTGGCAAGAGATGTGTCACTGTCAGAAGAAAGTGTATCTTCATCAAGGATAGCCGTTACTGTAGAGCCACTGGCTAGGGTAAGGTCAGTAGAGGCTGTAAGGTTTGTAAACGTACCAGCGGCAGCGGTAGAACCACCAATAATAGTACCGTCAATAGCACCTGCATCAATATCAACAGTAGGAAGGTTAGCTGTGCCTGCAAGGTGTAAATCTTTAAACTCAAGAGAAGACGTACCTATGTCTAGTGTGTTTGTAGTTTTAGGTGCAACTTCAGTAGAACTAATAGTTAAGTCTTGTACAGGACCAACAACACTAATAGGACCACCTTCAGCAGCAGTACCATCGTGTGTGTGTCCAGTAGATGCGTTAAAGGCACTTTCAATGGCATCATATTCACCATCAAAGTCTGCCGCATTAATTACGTTACCATCAGCAATATTATTTGCTGTGTCATTACGAATATAACCTGTACCCATTTTTCCTACCTTCTTGAGTTAGTTGCGTATTCTACCGTTAATGCGTCAAGAGAAAACGGTGGTCCAGCAACTGCTGAATCAAACAAAAACGATACAGCAAACCCTGAACCAATAACTTGTGTTTGAAAAAGTTTTAGCAGTTTAGCACCATAAGCTGTTACTCCAAATGTTCCCTGACCAAAGAAACCAACTGTACCCTGTGTATTCTGAATTACAATAGGAGTAGGTTGAATTACCCCCTGTTGGTCAAAGTCAAGTTTTAGACTTACTTCAAATGAAACGCTACCTTGCGGGTCAGTGTACAAAAACATCTTATAAAATGTTTTACGTACTCGTGGGTCTTCAATAGGAATAAAAGGTGTAGCAAATGTTATCTGAATAGGTGTTCCATCGAAATCACTACCCGATTCCATTTGATATACGTAACCATCATTACCCGCAAATATAGCAACTTCAGTATTTAAATAATAGTTACTGTCTGCAACATATGCTCTAATACCACGAGTTTCTGCAAAGCCTATGTCTTGACCACCTTGACCTGAAAACTGCGTAGCCAAAATACCTTGTGAGTTTTCTTGTGTTATATTGTTGTTATAACCTAATATTCTATATTGTGATTTTTCACGAATGACACAACTAGTAAACGAAGTGTTAGTTGAAATAAATCGGGTGAAGTCATCCTGAATATTCTTAGATACAACACCTAATCCAAAGTCACCGATACGATCTGTTGCACTAAGTAAACGAAGACCGTCTGGTGC